AGTTCATCTTGATTTCCAAATTCATTTGTGTCCATTTTACTTATCTCCTTGTTTGCTATCTCTCGTCATCCTTTGAGTGCGACCACGCTTCTCTGCCTCTGTGGCTAAACGTAATTTCTCGGATTCGAGTTTAACAGCATTTGAAAGTCTTCCGACTTGTAATTTCTGTTCTGCTTTGCTTGATGACTCAGTTTCCTTAAGTCTACCTTTAAACTTCTCAACTTCTGCAGCTTTACGGAGATGTACTGCTTCTCGGTCTCTAGTTTGTAAGTCACCAGATAATTTTTTAATTTGCTCTTGAGAGCCTTGTAATTGTTGTTGTAATTGTGCAATAGTATCAGTACGTTGCATAACACCTTCTTTATCGAATATATCTGTCTTCTTCAATGCTTCCACCTTATCAATTAACCCTGCTTGATATGCTTCCATGTAAATATTCCACTCACCCCATTTATTTGATGGCATAGTAGAATTTCCAATAACACGAATATCAAATTGCCCTATAGAAACGTCATTATCAATAGATTGCAATTCTAGGGTCTTGTCATCAAACATTCGTTTATTTATAGTATATTCATTTAGACCATTGTTAGGTTGAACTATTCTAAACGTTTTTTGATAGTCATAGTGTGATTTAGCGAGATTATACATAACTCTACCTAATCTCTTTAATGAACCTTCAATGTCACGTAATTTAGATTTAGACCTTCTTTGCCCAAAATCTTCAAGCATCATAGTAGCAGAAGATGTTTTTGGAGCAGCCTCACTATTACCTTGCATCATCTCAAATATACCCATATTCAAGTCAATATACTTTTCAATCATTTGAGGTAATTGAAGTATTGAGCTTGACATTGGTTGAGGAGCAGGAAAATGAGGTTCACCTAATGAAGGGTCATATTCAATAGTAGCATTTGGATTTGCCCAATCCCTCTCTAATTGCTCTATATTATCAACCGAGCCTTCGGGTACAAGTAGCTTCAACCCTGCTGATGCTTGTGCATGAGAAGTAATTAAAGATAAAATCTTATTTAAATATATTTGTGAGTCCTTGTTCTTTCGTACATCACTCATAGGATAGGGAGTATTAGTCCATATATTGGGAACAGGTACAATAGGATAAACATCAGTATCTAATATTTTTTCATATAGGACTACTTGACCAACAGTGCAAGTAATCTTAATTCTTGTTTGCTTTACCTCAGCAATATCAAGCATACCCTTTTCAACTGCTAATTGGACACGCTCATCATCAAGAAGTGATTGTAACTTTTCTTCATCAAGTATTTGCTCATTACCTGATTGCATATCAATAACCCGATAATAAGGAACTTTAACCTTGGAGAATGATTCGATTAGCCTGTATCTTTCAGAACCTTCACCATAGTCAAGGTCTTTTATAATATCAGGAGTAAATCGTTTCTTGACTTGAGATTGAGTTGATGAAGGATAATCCTCATCCGAATAGTCAACTCCTTCGAGCTCATCTAATATACTCTTTCCTTCTTCATTCTCTTCTGCTAATTGTGGATATAAATCTCTTAATTGAGCTTTTGTCATTATAGTAGACAGTAACATACCAGAAGAATCATCAAACCATCGATTTCTTGAATTAGGGTCAACTACCACTCTAAATGGGTCTACATAAGTAAACTTAACTTCACCTCTACCATAGTCAGCTTCAGGGTCTATATAGCAATAAAAGTATCCTAAACCTGTAACTGCATAGTCATGTATAGCTTGCTTGAATATTTCATCGCCATCAGAAATATCCCATACATACTCTAATATACCTTTCCATACATTCGCCATTTTCGTGTCAGAGTCTTCACGACCTGCTGCAGAAAATTTAGGTGGCTTAGAGGTAATGATAGCTTTAAACTGCTCAACGGCAGAATAAAGCCTATCTAATGCTAATGACGATTGATTACGTTCATCAAGTGCGTTTACTTGAGCTTCAGACCAATGATTTCCTAAATAGAAATCTATGTCTTCACGAGCTTGAACATCCCAATCCTTTCTAGCATCAGACCATCGTCTCCAAAGTTCTCTTATTTCTTTTACTCTAATATCTTCTTGAATCATAGGGGAAAATATACTGACTATTTACTGCTCAATGCAAATTAACGCCTTGAGCCAGTTAGCCAATCATATACCTTTCTTGTTGAAGTGTAACTGTTATCTTTATTTGCCTCTTTGGATTTCTTCTCAAGTGACTTGTTCCCTTTAGCAAACTGTGTAGATAACCAAAACGCATCGATACAGTCATCATGAGAACCTTTGGGGAAGTCTAATAGTTCTCCCATAAACTCATGCATATCCTTTTTAAGATGAACAGCTCCTTGTCTAAATTTTGGTTGTAAGCCTTCAAAGAGTCTATCTTTCTTCTTTTGATTACCATAACCCTTTATCCCTTGATTAATTCCAGGAATAAATAGACCTCGTGCTTTACTTTGCTTTTGCACATAATCACGAAGCATTTCTTGATAAGCTATAGTTTCAATGTTTACTCTTTTGACGGGGCTATATCGTTTAACGATTTTAAATATCTCATCTGCACAGTCCATAGGGAGGACTCTTTGTCTCCAATACTCAATAACATAGTAATCAAACTTAGAAGTAACGCCAATAACCATAATAACACTATAATCGTTACGAGCCCCAAGTGTCGAAGCAGGGTCAACACCGATATATATATTGACAAATTCCCTGCTTTTGTCATCAAATTGGATATACCAACTTTGAGCTTCTTCGTCAAATCGACAACTACCCTTGTAAAGTCCATCTGTAATATCTCCTTCGGTAAATATCTCATCTTCAGGTGATTTAGCTTGATTCATATACTCTTGATAAAATTTACTTGGAGTACCCGAATCTATATAAAATTGTTTCTTTTTTTCTAGCTTTTCAAGAGGATAACGTGAAGCCCATAAAGGAGTGCCATCATCCTTAATTGCTCTATATGTAAGCACCTTCCATGAAAATTCTTCTCCATTGTTCTTAGCTTCCGTACTATCCCTAACAAGATTGTTCAAAAATGAATCATAGTGCACGATTGTTCCATTGCACCATAAAAACCCATTTTTATCAAAATCAATAGCAGGATAGACAGCAGCAGTTACCCAATTCTTAATTTGTTGTCTCGACTCAGGAGTTTTTGTATTTAGCTCTGATTCAAAGTCATCAAGTATCATACCCGTGTATCTTGTAGAATTTTGCTTTTTACCACGCAATCGTTGAGATGTCCCTCTACCAATCATCCTACATCCGTTTGTTAGCGTAAATTCGTTCTTTGTCCACTTATCTCCCTGTAGGTCACCAAAGTAATAGTGAACAGCAGGGTTTGAGTAGATGTGATTCATAATCCAATTAATATTATCAATAGCTTGGTCTTGTGCTTCTCCTATCCATGCAATAAACTCAGGACTATCTTTTGTTGCAAACAAGAACCTATGCATCACAGCTGTGGCTGCTAAGGTCGATTTTGCGTGGTCACGAGGTAAAACTAAGCCAAGCTGTTGAATCTGCCTATTAATGAGGAGCTTCCCTACCTCCCTGTGAAAATCAGGTGTTGCAGAGGCAAGGAAGTCTTGAGGTGAGAATAGTTTGCCGAATGAGATGAGGTCAGTATACGCCATTTGGAGTATTTCTTCATTCTTGGAAACATCCCCGTGTAAGTTTAAGTTTGCCATTTATTTCTTTGGGTTAATATGTTCGTGTTCAACCATACAATATTCAGGACAATGTGGGACTTTACCTTGATTATAACCTTCAAATAGGTTTAATAATATAAATATCATAGCTCCAAATAAAAAATCATACATTCTTATTTATTTAGGCGTTTTTTTAAGTAAAAAATCTAATTGTCTTGATGGAGGAATTTTATCACCTTTCTTATCAAAATACTTTAAAGCATCCCACATAGGGTCATTTTTAGTTGCTTTACCAGTAGTTACTCCAACTTTACGTATTGGGGCTTTCTTCATTGCCCCTTCCGTTAATAACTCTTGGACTATCCTAGCGTTAGGTATAGCACCCTGACTTCGTGCCCCTTCCGTTAATAACTCTTGGACTCTCGAAGGGTCTCTATAACCACCTAAAAAGGCTTCTCTAGAAGGAGCAATTTCTCCATGAGCCCCA